CACCAGGAACTGCAGGAGTTTCAGTATGTGTTTCTTCACCAGTAGTAGGTACAGCAGGAGTAGCTTCATGAGTTTCTTTGTTGTTTACAGGAGCTACTGGTTGCTCAGTGTGTTCTTCTGTAGCACCAGGAACTGCAGGAGTTTCAGTGTGAGTTTCTTCACCAGTAGTAGGTACAGCAGGAGTAGGTGGTAATACAGGGTTAGTATCATCAACTACAGTACCAGTTTCTTCACCTGTAGTAGGAGCAACTGGAGTAACTGGTGTTTCTGTATGAGTTTCAGTATTACCAGGAACTTCTGTATGAGTTTCTTCTGTAGCACCAGAAACTGCAGGAGTTTCTGTATGCGTTTCTTCACCAGTAGATGGTACAGCAGGAGTAGCTTCATGAGTTTCTTCATTATTTACAGGAGCAACTGGTGTTTCTGTATGAGTTTCTTCGCCTGTAGTAGGAACTGCTGGTGTAACCGGTGCTACAGGAGTTTCAGTAGTGCCACCAGTAGTATGCCCCTCAGTAGGTGTAGTTTCTTCTTTTCCTGGAGTTACAGTAGGCGTAGTTTCACCTGTACCAGGTTGATTAGGGGTTGCATTTTCTTTTTTATCTTCAGGTTTATTAGTTACAATGTCATCTTTTGTTTCGACTTGGTCTAATACGCCATCTTTTTTAACAATCACTTTGTCTTCCTCTTCTTTCTCAATAGTTTCTATAACCCAAACTTCTTTAGGTGGTAATACAAGTCCTTCAAGAACCCAATTACCTTTAGTAATCAAATCATTAGCTAGTTTAGCAACTTCTTTAGGACAGTCAGTATTCTTAGGGAAAGTAATATGCTTATCCTTAACGTCAGGGGATAATGCATTGATGATATTAGCTACAGACTTATCTGTAATCTTATCAGAATCTCTCAACCAAAGATCTGTTTTAAGACCTTTAGCTGGTGTCAATTCAATATCTTTAAGTGCATTACATCCAGCAAACGTTACATCTGCTGTCTCTAATTTAGTTACGTCCAATTTAACAGACTCAAGTTTCTCACATTGATAGAAAATACCATCGGCAAAACGAAGATCTGTAGATCCACTTAGATCTACAGATGTAAGGCTTTTAGCATTATAAAACATATCATTCGCCGAAGTGAGCTTACCGATGTTTTCCAATTTAACACTAGCAAGTTTACGGCATTCTCTAAACATTGAGTTCGCAGATACTAGGTTGGTAGCATCTAATGTACCAGCATCAGCTAATTCATAGCATAATGCAAACATATTGTCAGCTACAATAGTATTCTTAGTATCCAAAGGACGAGGCAATAAGTCTAGCTCTTTATTAATAATAGGGAACTTACGATCCATGAAGTTGTAAGCATCATTAGGTACTTTGATAGCTACACCATCATTTAAGAAATCATAGTTCGCTTTAGAGAATTGTAATCTACGAAGTTTGGTAATATCAATAGATACAACTCTGGAATCATAGTCCATAGAGCAATCGAACTGAATTACTACAGTTGGATCTTCCATGTCCATTTTGTTTAGGTTATAAGTAAATGGTGCACGTGAATTATGTCTTAAGAATTCAAAACCTTTAACACGGCCACTTAATTTAACCAATCTGCCATCTTTCACATAGTCTATATCCCATAAAGTCGGAGACCCTGCCTCAAGATAGCAAGCATAGCAATGCTCAGGTGTTGCATATTGAAATCGAACAAGCAGTGCTTGTTTGATCTCATGTGTTACATCAATGAGTTCAACCCGAGGACATTGGTATCCTCGGGTATACTCAGCATCATATACTTTTACAAAAGGCATATCTCTTGTAGGATCGACTTCTAGGAACTTAGGACCATTTTTAAAATAGTCTGCCATTAAAGCCTCCTTATAGTAAATAATAATTATTTGCGTTTCTTAGTCTTACCTGTAGATTGCAAGCGATTAAGACGATTAGCTTCTTTTTCTTTAATGTACTCGTTCATCGCTTGGTCTAAGTAAGTGATAAGAGACACGAAATTATTAATTATTTGTTTCGTGAAATCTGTCTCCTTATTAGCTTTACGGGCAGAAATAGCATTAGCTAGGTTTAATAGGAAGTAGAATAAGAATAAGACATTACCCTTATCACTGATATTGATTTTAGCTAGTGCATGTTCCACCGCATAGATAGGATACAATGGTAAACCTAATTCTTGTGCAGCAGTAAATACTACACCAGAATCAAGCTTACTGATGCCGATTTTATTCAGCATTCTTGTGATTGTATCGTGATTATGCTTACAGTTTTTCAATAGCTTTGTAGGGTTCAAAGCAGAATGATTGTTCTTATAGTAGTTGATAATGTATTCTGCTTTTTCAGAGTCTTGTAAACAAGCTAGACGGTGTTCCATTTGAGCTTTGATTTCAGGATCTTCTGCTTTTTCAATACCATCTTGGAAACGTTGTACAAGACTAGTGTAAGAATCTGTAGCGGCTGTATTAGCTAAGCCAGATTCATTGATTTTATTAGTGATCTTTTCGATCTTTTCATTAATAGCAGTAAATGCTTGTACTGTACAAGCTTGACCAAAGTCTACTACAGTACCATATAACCAAGAGGTTAGCATGTCTTGTGGAACTTCTTGTTCTTTAGCTTTATTCAAGAAGTATACAGATTGATCACCTAGTTCTACGATAAGATTTAACTTAGGTTCTTCTTGACCTTCAGGTACTTGAAGTTTATCATATACAGTAGCGGCTTTAGCAATAGCTTCTACAGGAGCATCTTCAAAACCTTCTACTTTGATTTGTGTGAAATCTGCATCTACAGCTTTGATATCTTTCTTATCAAGTTCTAAAGCATCGATTTCATCTTCAACCTCTTTCAAGATATCATCTTGAGATTTCTCTTCCGGTTGTGCTGTAGTTTCAGCTACTGGTTCTTCTGGTGTAAGAATCTCAGTTTCTGGTTCATTCTCAGTAACTACAGTAACCTCATTGATGTCTACTACTTTATTTTCTTCCATTATAATTCTACTCCTTGAAGATTTAATCTAATATTAGTGATATAGTCTGGTAATAGTTGATTACTAGATAAGATTGCTTCCATAGCATCTCTAAAGATAGTACCATTATCACTGAAGTTACTATTAATAACGTCACTGATAGGTGCATCGTATGCTAAGTTTACAAACTGATCAAATGTAATAGTTAAACCAGCGATATATTTAAGAACTAGTTCCATATTGGATAGGATTACCACAAGTTTATCGTTCTTATGATTCATTCTATTGTAAATAGTGCTAGCATCTTTATTCTTTTTAAGCTCATCTATATTTAAAGCATCACAAATATTATTAGCTTCGTTGATGATAAGCTTAGTAATAGCAGTAACCATATGATCACTGAATCTTGCTACGATTAAGTCATAAATACAGTTAGCAGCGAAATAAGCATCCAACCCGTCAATAGCTGGTTGGAATGTAAGATTAGTTGCTTTACATACTTGGTCAATAATAGCGTTATAGATTTCTTGCTCTCTAGCCTTAGTATTCTCTTTGTCCATAGGGAACTTAATATACATATTCTCGAAATTGTATTTGAATACGTTAGGGATATTAGGCATAGGGCTTATATGACACTCATAGCGTCTTTCAATATTAGAATTGACTACATCGAAGATATAATCAGAATTGAATACGGATAGAATCTCAGCTAACTCCCGTTCAGATGCAATATCATATTCATTTTGATGGATACCAAACATCGCTTTCTCCTCCTTGATAGGGTTTAATTAATTTTACTGCTCTGTTTATGTACTATTTAAAAATTATTCCACAGTAAGGAAGTACCCTACTGTGGAAATACATTATAGATTCTTATATCTATTAGCTAAGTTACCTTGAAGTACACTATATTCCTCATCAGGTAGCATACTATATGCAGATGATGGTAGTGTAGACGTAGTCTCATCACGATATAGATCAACTTGGTCTTTAGTCATATTATACTTAGTAGCATAAGCTTGTAAGAATACTGGATTCTTCATAGCTTCCTTGAGTTCTTTCTCATCTTCAGCTTCACGTCGCTTATCCCATTCATCAAATGTAATACCAAGACTCTTACGCATCTCATTGACAAGCTCAGTACTATCTTTCTTAGTTGTATCAGTATTGAGCATATCCTTTTGAACTTTAACGATATCTTCAGTGATATCCATTAGCTCTTCTGCTTCTGGACTGAATACTTCTTCCTCAGTAGCAGAGTCTGTCATAATGGTACTCTTATTGATACCGAAACGTTCTTTAAGATCTTTACCCTCATACCATACATACAATGCCATCAAATAGGAGAATGTCGCATCATCATGTGTAGTCGCAGAGTGGTCGACTTTACCATTACGTTTGACCTCAAGACCACGGAACTCTTGGTATAGAATCTTAGATATGAACTTATCTTTATGATTGTCCATACGTTCTCTTAGAATTTGAATCAAGAGCTCACGTACAGATTTACTAGAGTTCAAACCATATACTTTTACTAATTTCTTAGTACGTTTAACTTTACCTGGTCCTTCGTTGACTTCTTCTAAGATACGTTCTTTAAATTCATAGTAAAGATTCTTCTTAATCTTAGTTTTCATGAGCATAGATACTACAGCTGCACCAAAACCACCATTAAGTTCGACATTGACTACAGCATTAGGCATATACTTAGTAACTATTTCGTATACACACTTAGCTAAGTCTTTCTGACTGATATAGTTACACTTTAAGATAGCTATAACTTTAGTTGTCTTAGAATCGATTACAGTAATAGCAGAACTATCTCGTTTATATCCACCAGAAACGTCGACACCGATGATAGGTGGATCTACAGGTTCACCATTAGATTTGTATTCAAGCTTACCATACATATTCAAAGTAAACTTATTATTGTTTAATGGTATAGTAGCTATAGGATCTATAGTAAGTCTATCTACAGTTTCTAGTTCATCTTGCGTAAATGGAGAGTTCTCAGAGAAATCTGCCCATTCCAACAAAACTTCTCGACGAATGGCTTCCCATTTATTCTGCATGTCGATACAGATTTGTTTAAACCATTCTTCGGAACGACCCAATTGTTGATATGTGAATCTGATATAGACGAAACTACTTCTCATATTAGCAGCTTTGATTTCATCAATCTGTGCTTTAGTTAAGTCATACCAGTTTTCACTAAATGGTGTAGCATCTTCACGCATATTATTAGCATATCTACCCATTTCATCTGTCAAGAACCCTGGTGTAGTAGTGAATAGTATACCGAATGGTGCGCCATTGGCTTCAGAGTTCATCGCTGCACGTTTCCATGCAGGGATAGCATTAAGATAGATGTCTTCATTATATGGTGCGAATGCCCATTCGTCAGCCCACCATAATGGTACAGACATACCACGTAGTAAAGACTGTGCAGCTACACGAGTACGAGCAGATGCTACAGTGATAATACGGTTACGGTTAATACTATGAGACAAAGTCATTACAGAGTTTTGTGCTTTAGTCTTCTTATCACCAACTGTAAATGATTCTGTCATTTGTAAGTAAGATGGTAAGCAATCACGTAAGTCTTTAAGACCTAATAAGTTCTTTTTAGAACCGTCCAAAGACTTATGCATAAATGCAAACGTTGAGTTAGATGTAGCAAAGTTAAATGCCCATAGATACCATATAGATGCAGACAATGTTTTACCTTGCTGACGAGGTAAGTCTAGGAAGATATTGTAATTATAGATAGTACAGAAGAATAGTGCCATACCACCACGTGTTAACGTATAGTATGAACCAGTACCACTACCACCTTGAGCTGGTACACGTACAACTTCACGCACGAAGTACCAGAAGTTTACCATACACTCAGCTAAGACTTTAGACTTATAGTATTGGTTTAAGTTTGGATCGTGTGGGTCAATATACGCTAAGTCTGGATCCAATAGAGTTAGCATGAATTTATTATTCTTTATACCAATAGCTTCTAGGTACTTGTGCATATCTAAGAAAGATTTGTTTCTAGTACCCATTTGGAAATATATCTTACGTTGAGAGAAATCTACAACGTTCTGGTTAGCAGGAATCATTTGATTCATAGGATTACCTTGACCACCAGTTATATCTAGATTCATAAGGAAAATCACATCCTTTCTTTAGTTATATAAATGTAAAGTTCATTAAACACTTATAATAGTTAATTACCGATCTTATTCCATCAATGGGGAGGCTACTATGAACCTAATTACTTTCGAATATCTTTTAGACGATGTTCAACTAGCATCTGAATTAGTATCTGATACTATGTCTAACTGTATCTATCCTAATATTAGTGATACTCACCAAAATATCCATATTAGTGATACAGTACAACTAAGCAAACAAGTACGCAAGTGTGGTAATGCCATTGGTATCTGTGTATTTGATGAGACTGCTAAATATACATTTACCATTTATAATAATGGTATAGTATCCATCATGGCAGATATTGATACATTTGATGCCGATGGTACACATGGTATTAAAGAAACTAGTGATCACATCAAATCTAATCTACATAAGCTCTTAGGTAATATCAGTAAGCTTATTGAGAACTATCATATCTAAGACCCAAGAAACCCCTATATAGGCATTGCCTATATAGGGAATCTCTTTGGTTTTCATTTCCACATGATGGTTAAGCACCCAGAAAGATTAATTATTGTGATAGGTTATATTTAAAGTTAGTTAAGCACTAGGTAATGTTCTAAATTGATTGCGGAGTCAAGTATCTCTATAGATGTAGACTGCCTATAGAGGTGTCTGAATGCTTCAGTATCAGTGAAGCAATACCATGAAAAATTTTCGTATTGAGTATGTATTCGTTGTGTCAGTTACTTTTGCACTTAACCATCATTATTGAATTGTTTATAAGAATATAAAAAATAACGGTAGTAATGCTGTATGGTCAGTAGAACCATACAGCATTTAGAGTGTGTAGAGGTAAAATGATAATAAGGATTGTTTGTTTTACATATAGTAGTATATTGCGTTTGTTTGTATTAGGGGTTTGGTAGACGTCTACTATTCTCGTGATGGGAGTGATCATAGTAGACCATGTCAGTTTTTGTTTTTGAAAAGAGATTTTCATTTATAGGTGTATGTGAATTTTAATGGTTTAATAATGATTGGAGCGTAAACCATATTTCATTTTGACGTTCATGATAATCACCTCTACACACTCTAAGTGTGTATATAATAGAGAGCAGGATCAAAGCCAACACAACTTAGCCATCTCTATTACAGAATTGTTTGTATGCTTATAAAAAATAAAAGACAATATATCCCCTAACCAGCAGTGCTAGTTAGAGGAGATATATTGTATGTATGCTTTATGCAAAGAAAGGATTTTCAAAACTATAATCGCTTATAGCTTCATTAATATGTTTCTTAGCAAATTGAAATAATATATCGGTCATTCATAATATAGATCTTATGAATAGCATCGATATTCTTGATAAGATATTCAAACTCTTCTTCTGTAAAGCCTAACTCTAATAATTCAGTTTTATTATTATGATAGCACTTTACAATATAGCTTAGAATATGCTTATCAGAGATATTATTCAATTGTGGGATAGAGAAGGCATGGCAATCTACAGAACCTTTAACGTCCTCTTTAGCCACACCTAGTCTATCAAATAGTTTATCAATTCTGGCTTGAGACCAGAAGTTAGAGCGGTATAGTTTACCAATTAAGCTTGAAATGGAGAAGATGTATGAATTGTCATACACTGTACCATTCTTGTATAAAACTGTATTATCAGAAGCCACTGATTAGCCCTCCAAAATCTCCCTAGGATCATAGTAATCTGACCCATTATTATCAGAAATTTCGGATTCCTCAATAGTTACGTTAAGATCAACCCCACGAGACTCCATAATCTCTTTGATCTTTTTATTGTCACCAAATCCATTCTCTAATAGAGCATGGACTAACTCTGTAGGTCCTTCTGGAGTGGAGAATACTACGCCCTTGTTAGGAGTGAAATCACCATCAGTATTAACCATCCATTTACGGATCTCAAGTTTTGCAGGTCTATTATTCCATGATACTTCAGCTAAACGAATAAGAGTATTACCTCGTTCTTCTACGATAGCATCAATACCACCTTCAACAACTTCGAATGTGAGTTGTTTCTTTTCCATAGTTGTAAGTCTCCTCAAAGAAAAAAATAAACCCTGCACGTATTATATGAATTGCGTTAGAAAGAGATTAAGTGTGTAAGAGTAGTACAAGTTTAATTCACTATCTAGTGCAGGGTTAATTTTTATTGTATCACTATGATGAATAAGTAGTTGATGATACGGAATACTAGTGAACTAATATAACTCATCATAGTGATATCATTTCAAATTAGCGACGTGGTTTTACGAAGCGGTCATTACCAACAACTGTACCAACGTAACGGTTTTGAAGTTCGTTAACTTTGGATTGTTTAATACGACGTACTTCTAATACATAACCTACATCGTTACGACGGGATTGTGCGCCCAATGTAACTTTGTATTGGTATTTGTCGCCATATACCAAAGACATAGCTTTTTCCAATGTCATACCACGAACGATCAAGCTAATTTTATTAGTGTATTGATCATATTCGTATGCGATATTGATTGTACGGAAGTCTTTGTTATGTTTGTCATCACGGTTGTAATCAGAGATAGCAATCTTTTTCAAGATAGTAATAGCCATATCTGTCATACGGAAACCAGCGAAGTTTTCATCGATGTAACCATTAGAGTTACGGCTATTACGCATACTATTAGTCATAGCCATGATGCGTTGAGTTTGCTCATCCAATTGATTATTAGCTTGAGCTTCTTTTAAAGTTTCTAATGCTTTGATACCGTCTTGACCAGCACCTAAGTTGATATCGAAACCTAATTCGATATAGATGCGACCATTGCTGTATGCTTCACGGCATCCAGCAAAATCTGGAAAAATGCGACCAAGTACATCAGATACTTGGGAACAGATTTCATTAGTAGAAACTAGTTTACCAGTGTAATCTGCATCGAAGTCGGCGAAATCCAATTGGATATCCACTTCCTCATTCTGTACAGAATTATCCTCTTTGTTTCGAGGATTACCTTGATTAATTGCATCCACTAGATACTCCATGGAAGTGAATTGTGGTTGCATAAGATTTGGATCTTGAACGAATCCTGGTTTGAAATAACTCATAGCTATTTCCTCCTTACTCTAAAATATAGAAAATTACCTAGGTGTTTGGGGTACTGTAAATGTCTACACAATACCCATGTACACACCTTTATATTATATAACCATAAAACTCTTTGGTTTTATAGATATATACCTTGGATTTCATTCTTGTCTATATAGTTGACTACATAGAGTCTATCATTCTTATCTTCAACTAGCATATACTTGCTCTTGATATCATATAGATTTACGTCATGGTAATATTCTGTAACTATACAATCTAAGAAGATAGCTTTAGCTGCTGCTTCAAGAACGAAGATATCTCCACGAGTCAATTGACCATGTGTAAGATATCTGTCTTTAAACGATAGTTCAATTCGTTTAATTTTAAAGTTAGCTCTAAAGTAGGATTGGAAATTAATCCCATCAAAGAACTTAGTAAGACCACCTAATGGAGTGTCTTTATATGTAATATCAAAACATCTATCAACTAAGAGATCAAAGATCTTCTCAGTGATAACTGTATTGGTAGCAATGAGTGGAATGATTGTACTATGATTATCATTTACGTATAAATCAATAGTCATCTTAGAGTGTAACTCTTTTACATCACTCATTAGATTCATATAAGACATCTCATATTCTTCTACTGAGTTATTCTCTAATAAGGCTTTAGTACAGCACTTACCAGGTTGTAGATGTCCAGTTACAGGATCTCTATAACCTACTCTACAGATATAGAATGGGTAACCATAAGACTCTCTTTCATTATAGATAGAGATGACTACGTCTTCTTGTCCATTCTTCAACTGTGCTATTTCAATATGTAGCTTACAATGTGGATTAAGAACTTTGTATTCTTTATTAACCACATCTCTAGCTATACTCTTTCTACCAGTATTACCGATAATCTCAGTAACACCGTAGAAGTTCTTGATATTGGTTGACGTTACTCTGTAAAGTTCCTTAATATTATTATCGTTATCATATTTAAGAAACTTTTGTCCTAAAGTCAGTATCATAATGCTTTCCTCCAGACACAATATATGGTGGTACATATATAGTTATGTACCACCAATTATCAATTTTTATCTTAAGAATAAGACTGCTTTAAGATAATCCAACGTATATTTCAATGTAGACCCTTTGATACGGATAACCTTATCATTGAATTTGGTTGTACTATAATATTTAGTGAAGTTAAAGTTATCTTCCTTATTCAGGATGAATACCATACACTTAGTAAAGTCATTTAGAATTCTTGCTCTAGTATCAATGAGTTTCTTATTCTTATGACCTTTGTTTAACATAGACTCGATACATGTATTCATATACCATAGCTTAGCTGATTCAAATTTAACACCCTCTACGTTACCAGCAGTCATATAGATAACTAATAGACGATGTACTTTGAAGAATTCATTATTATAATCAATCTTCTCTGGTTTAGTGATTAAGAGATCACCATAGTCATTAAACTCTACTGGGATATCTTTAGCTTCATTGATAGCAGACTCTCTTAGAATTCTATCAATGATCTTTTGTTTAGCCACAGATTGAAGACGTTTCTTATAAGCAATGCTATCAGATGGTAAGAACTTTGTAGTTGGTACACCTAAAGCTAATAGCTTCTCTGTAGCATTAACTAGTTCTTCTTCACTTTCAGAAGTTCTCCATTGTTTAATAGTCTTATTAACCATAGTAAACCATTTATTGAATGCTAGACGTTTCTCTCTATTAGAGCTGATGTCTACACCATCCCATAAATCTTTATAAGCATTAAACCATGCAAGCATATCTACACAATCAGGGTCTGTATTGTGCTTCTTAGTATATGTCTTTAATGTAGCTTCCATTTCTTCTGGAGAGAAGAATGGTACACCTGATGGAATTTGTGGTTCTACTGGTTGATTACCCCATACATCAGTATTCTCTATTAGAGTGATATCTGGGTATTTAAGTTCCATTGTATTTAGAAGATGAGACTTCATAAAGTTATAGAACGTTTCATTAGTACAACCAACCAACTCTAATAGTTTCCAGTCAGACATTTGTTGTAATTGAATAGGCATACCTTTATATAGAGTCCATAGCTCTTCTAAAGATACAATGGATTTACATAAATTCATAATGTATATGCCTGTATGTAATGACCATTCTTTAGCTGCACGAAGTTCCCTACCCTTATTAGCGATATTGATACCAAACATGTTTGCACGGTTAAGAACTGCACTATTCTTTAATTGTACATCTTCTTCACTCATATCAACTTCAGCATCTTCAGTAAGAGAGATATTATCATAAGCTATCGGTTGATTCAAGAACTGTTTCTTTAACTCTTCATATCTTTCAGAATTGGTTTTACCAAATAGTCTAATAGATACATCATCAGAGAAACGTTGTTGATCATTAGTTAAACCATAGAAGATATCCATCTGTGCATCTAATTCTTTCTCTGATTCTGGTGTAGCTAGTACAAATGAATTAGGGTCGCAGTTTAAGAATGCTTCTTTAGTGTAGTTATCACTATTGCTACATGGTGTGTCACCTAATACGTTATCAGTTAATAATACATCATTCATATCAATAACTGAATCAGTACGGTTCATAGTCTTTACATTGATAGCAAAGTATCCATTATTATCAGACATGATATTGATATCAGGATGATCTCTAACTATCTCTTTAGCTTTAACTTTCTCTAGTTCGCCAATCAATGGCATATAGTCATCTGGTAACTTAGAGAAGTCTGTACCAGCCATTTCAGCTTCCTGTTCTAGAGTGGCAATAACTGAAGTCATTTCAACCAAAGCTTTATTTGGTTCAAATGTAATCTCTTCAAAGTCTTTATTATATTTGATTTGGTCATGGGAGATTAGTTCCATACCAGTTAATTGTTCATAGAAGTTATTGGCTTCTAGTTTATGTTTATCTTCACCCTTGAAACGGTATAAGTTAAACTTACGGTCTTTTAAGAATTCTTCTTTCTTATATTCTTTTGTACCGTCAGAAGATTTTACTTTAATAGTATCATCTTCTAAGTCTTTGGTTAAACCATAACCCTCTACTGATTCATCACCAGTAAAGGAGTTACTGTAACCATATTGTACTACGATTTGATCACTAGCATTAGCTGGCGGAACTCCACCAACGTTAGCAGTGAACTCTTTTAGATTAGACATTAATCTTCTCCTTTAAGTTCCTTGATGGCATTCTCACACCATGAAGTGAATTCATTAATATTGAAAGTCTTAGTATTATCATTATCCTCTAGCTTGAAACGCATTTCCATGAATATAGCTAGTAGCTGTGCAAAGTTATTATCAGTAAGACGGATATAGTTATACTTGTCTAATGTGATAATATTGAACTCTTTGGCTTTTTGCTTAGCTCTATATTCAGGCATGCTTCTAGTATTAGGATGCTCACCTCCATCTTTGACTTCGATTATGAGGTTATATGGTATATAATATATATCCGTAATCCAATTTCGTGTAACACCGTTTTGGTCTACGTATTGGATAGTTGGACCAGGCATCATAATATCATCACTAGGGATATGTAAGACCTTATCCATAAATTCAATAGCACGTTTCTCATAAGTACCAGTATATGTAAACGTAGCACCATCAGAATGCTTATAGGTACCAGATATACGTCTATTGGCTAACATCTTTTCTTGGTGTTCTGGGTCATGCATAAATGAATAACGGCCATGTACTTTATGCATATTCTCTAAAGCACGTTTACGCATCTCTTTCTTACATTTCTCACTACAGTACTTATTGTATCTCCAAGTCTTTTCATTCCATTGTGTTTCATTCTTACAGATTACACAGTGACCTACAGATTTCTTATTGATAAGATTGAATACTATTCTAGCAGCAGAGTAACCCTCAGGGATTAATTCTTGGTGTTTATTTTGTATATGTCTTACTAATGGTTCACGTTCTAGACGTTTCTCACAGAAAGGACATTTAAATCTTTTCGTTGCCATATGTACCTCCTTTAGGGCAGTTTACATGTATGTTTTCACAGGCCCAACTTTATAATAAGATGCTTAAAGCTACCAAATAAGCCGAAAGGAGGCACTTATGGATAATAATAAATATAAAACGTCTTCTAAGATTAAAGAATACGCTTTATCTATAGATTCATTTAATACACCTGTAGAATATACTAATGCTAGAGCTATAGCTGTGGATATCATTAGACTATTCTTATTAGAACCTGGTACATTACAAAACAATCCTAACTGTGGTATTGGTTTGTATAGTAGATATAAATTCATAAATAGTGATAGACTACATGAATTAGAAGAGACTGCAAAAGAGCAAATACAAACATATCTTGCCCCTATGTCATCTATTACTGTAGACTGCTCATTCATTAATGTAAATGTGTTACTTATCAGAATGACTATTGATACATCGTCTATCAATCTAGTTTTTGATAAGGATAACCTTACTTTAAAAGATATTTCCAATTATAACTAAGGAGGACTATTAGATGGAAAAGAAAACTCTTTCCTTATCTGATTTGCAAGCTGAAGCTGGTAATACTGTAGTTCCTACTGAAGAACAGCCAACAGTAGAAACACCAGTTGAAGATACAACTGTAACACCTGAACCTGTAGAAGAGAAACCTAAAAGTATCCGTGATAATCCGCTATACAACTTAGGTAATCCTACAGAAGATGAAATCAAAGAAGTAGCTATCGAAGATGTAGCTAAATATGAAAATGAAAACTTTGCTGAGAAAGAATACGAAAAGAAAATGAATGACTTCGATGAACAAACTCGTCGAGCATTCCAACGTCGTTTCGGTCCAGCAATCGAAGAAGTTCAACGTATGGCTGATGAATACGAAGAACGTAAAGAAATCGAAGGTGGAGATGTACGTGTAGTTTCTACTTATGATAAGAATGCTGAAGTTAATCCTGATGAAGCTCTTACTAAAGAAGAAATTGAAGCACGTAATGCTGCTGTATTAGCTGAAGCACGTAAGAATGCACCAGCTAAGAAAGTTGAAACTAAACCTGAAGTGGTATCTTCTGCTAAAGAAGAAACTATTGATGATATTGAAGCTGAGTTATTGGATACTCCTAGTGTACCAGAACAAGCTCCAGTAGAAATCGAAGATGTTAAAGATGATGAAGACTTAGATATCATTGATGATGATATTATCAATGACTTAGGGTTAGCTGATGAAATGCGTGAGATCGAAGAGAAAGAACGTGAAGAACGTTTAAACCAACGTATGGCTACGTTCAAAGATCAATTACGTACTATCTTGATTCCTAATAAAAAGAAAACCGACTTATCTAAATTTAAGATTGTTAAGTCTACTATGCCAGCAAGTAATATCTTAAGTAAACAAGCCGAAGAAACTCCATACTTCACTTGGGTATTACCTTACACTGGTATCTCTGTATCTGTTTCTCCATTATCCGCTATTGAAATTCAAAACTTGATCAATGTAGAAGAAGGACGTAATAACGTTGAAGCTGCACGTGCTCAGTTTGAATTGATTTGGAAACACTTGCATCCTAAATGTAATGCTGGGTCTTTTGAAAATTGGTGTAAGAAAATTCACTATGCTGATATTGACCACTTATACTTCGCTGTATATAAAGCATGCTTCCAAAATGCAAATATCATTGGCTTCCAATGTCAAAATACTAAATGTGATAATATCTTTGCTGAGAAACGTGAAATCATGGATATGGTTAAATTCGGCTCTGACAAAGATAAAGAACTATTCGATCGTATTTACCAACAAGATCCTTCTGTAGATTGTACTCTAGAAGAAGACTTAATGGAAGTATCCGATAAATACGCTATTGGTGTAGGTCCTATCACTTTGTATAATATCCTATTCGAAATCAACTTCGTTGATAAAGCTATGACTGAGAAGTATGATACTTTCGTTGGTATGGCCGCTACTATTAAATCCTTATATCGTATTGATGAAGAAAAAGAAGCATTGATTCCTATTGCTTTCCGTACAGATAAGAATGATGTAGTTAAGACATACAAATATCGTATTGCTTCTCTATACAAAATCTTCAATACGTTAAGTGATATTGACTTGAATGATATCAGTGATCGTATTGGTGAATATGCTGATAAGTATGCTGATGCTATCAATATCTCTTATCAAATGCCTGCTGCTACATGTCCTGAATGTGGTGAAGAAATCAAAGCTGCTGAGGCTCCAGCTCAACAATTGGTTTTTATACGACATCGGCTAGTACAAGTTTTGAACTCCTAGACCAAGTTAATAGGTTATCTTATGAGTATCGTGGGCGAATAACTATCATGGAGATAATGAATGCCCCTGTATGGTATATGGTAGCTCTACGATACTTTAAGTACCAAGAACGTGTAGCTGCTAAGAAGAAAGCAAAAGAGAAAGAACTTGAGGCTAAAACCAAAAAGAAAAACTTCAATAAACAAAACTACACTGGTAGACAATTATTGGAGATGGATATAGCTAAAGAGAATGGCCATGACATCCCTGGTTTTGAAGGTTTAACTAGAGACGAAGCTGATGATCTTAATGAACAAATGATGGAAGAAGGATTTATCTAATGTATACTATCCCTAAGAAAACGATTAATACTTTAGATGATTTTACACTATCAAACTTAGAGTTGATTCTCAGTAAAGATTGTAATATGGCTTGTAGCTATTGCTTCTTATATGGTGATACCAATAGTGGAGAAGAATTCACTAGATGGAATGATCTATTAGAGATGCTTAAGAATATCAATATTTCAGATAAGCTGACTATAGGTTTGAACTCTGGTGAATTATTCACTAAAGAAAGATTACCATTAGTAATGAAAGCTATGAGAGTCTTAAAAAGAATCACTAGGTATAAAGATACTACAATAGATTGGCGACTATACAGTAATGGTACTAACTTTGAGATTATAAGAGATTTCCTAATAGCAACTCAAGGAGAGAGAAGAACTATTAGTATCTCTTATGATGGAGAAGATTCTTATAGAAAGCTTAAGGGTAACCAGCCATCTACTACATTGGATACATTAAAACGCTTAAGTGAATCTGGGTTTGCTAATGATATCATTATCAGATATGCTATTACAGAAAAAGTGTATAATATGAAAGAGACTTTCGATGATCTATATAAATTAGGATATAAGAATATGGAATACTATTTTATCCGTAATTATAATTCTTATACCGTTCCACTAGTTGTGGCTACTTTTAGAAAGAGTCTTTCTGATACACTTAAATATGTAAAAGATACTGATATTGATTTATACAATCTCCATGATTACTATAGCAAACAAGATCCGACTGTGATATGTAACTATGGTAATATGCTTGTAGTTACATCAGATGGTAAGATATCTACATGCTGTGCTGTCTATGAGGGTATCTATGCCGATAACGTAGAAGCTGATCTATTAGAGTATGATCGTATACCAGAAATCTATAATAATTTTGAAACTAGTTATATCTACGATAGATCTAAAAGTGAATGTGCTGTATGTACAAACCAAATGTGCAAAGAATGCTGTTCATATAAAGCTATCGGAAGAGATAAATACTATAATAAAAGACACCTACAACAGTGTCATATTAGACATGCAGAACTAGCTGTCTATGATTCTATTTTTAATTAAATTTTCGGAGACATAAATGGACTTACTAGAGTTTTCATCTAAATTTATTATAGGAGAAACAGATGCATTATCTACATTTTGTCGTCTATTTACCGAGAATAATATCTTATACTTTATACTAGCACCATATGGTTGTCTTGGTAATAAAATTGTCAAGTCTGACCTATGTGAGAATAGTGTAGCTGTTACTGTATTTGGTAATAAATCAAATATTGATGCGTTTAAAAGCATTGAAACAGATTACAATGGGAAGGTAATAAATCGCCACAACACAAATATTGCAATTTCCTGTGTATGTCATAAGCCAACTGAAATTCAGATGGTTTTCAGTAGAGTTTAGATGTGTAAATTCCCATAGTCCACATATAGGACTATGGGATTTCTACATATTAATAACTACGGAGGTTATAAAATTATGGCAGATAAACTTAGAGGAGATCATTTAGAGGTCTCTTTGTTAGATATGGATGACTTCGTCAAGAAGAATAATCTACAACCTATAACGAATCCTATATTTTTTGATGTGAATGGTAATCCTACAGATGATGGATTACTATCTAATATCATCTTTGGTATTACTAAGCAAACACGTGCTGGTACTTTCGCTTATATTGATTTACATGGTAGATTCTTAGCACCATTAGTATATAAAATCTGGGGTAAGATTGACCGTAAACTAAAAGAAGTAGTTAAGGGTACTAAGTTATTTAAGATAGATGCTGATGGACAATTCGTTGAAGATGAGAATGGTGAAACTGGTCTAGAGTTCTTGTATAAGAATATAGACAAAGTCAAGTTTAGAGAGACTGGTGCTACAAAACGTAGTCGTTTCATCGAGTTCTTAGAACGTAACCGTAAGAACTTCTTCATTACTAAACTATTAATCATTCCACCTTACTATCGTGACGTTAAAAGTGATGGTGGTAAAGTCTCAGTTGGTGATATTAATAAGCTATACCAAAACGTATTAGTATCTGCTAAGTCTTTAGAAGAGTCTAAGTACTATGGTATTAATATTGGTGATGCTAATAAGGGACGTATTCAAGACTTACTATTAGAAATCTATAACTGGTTTGGTTCCGGCACAGAGTCTAATCCTAATGGTGGTATTCCTGGTAAGTTTGGTGTACTACGTCGTACTAATATTAGTAAGACTACAGACTATGCTACACGCTTAGTTATGTCTTCCCCTAATCTTAAAGTCGAAAACCTTGAAGATATCGATGTAGACTTAGAGTATTCCATGTTGCCTATGACATCAGCTATTGCTAACTTCTTCCCATTTGTATTATTTCATATGAGAAGATTCTTTGAAGAGCAATTTGCCGGTCTTACTGTATACGAATGTATTGGTGAGAAAGGTGAAACCTTATATCCTAGAATTGATGATTGGCAAACCTATTTCAATGACCTAGTTCTTAAGAAAGAACTAAATAGATTTGTACATGGTTACTCTGATAGATTTAGACCAGTAGAGGCTCCTATTACAGCTAAGGAAATGGAACGTATCGGCTATAAGGGTAAGACTTTATACATGAAACTTAAAGCACGTTTCAAACGTGTAGAAGATATTGCTGAAGATAAAGACTTTGGTGTACAAAAAGAGCTACAACGTAAGTTGACTTGGTGTGATGTAATCTTTATGGCTGTAACTGAAGCTGTAAAAGATAAGATGATTCTTATTACACGTTTCCCTATCGATACATTCTATAACCAGTTTACTACAAAGTGTAAGATCTCTTCTACTATTGAAACTGAAAGCATAGAATTCGATGGTAAGTTCTATAAACGCTACCCTAAGATTCGTGATGAATATATCGGTACTAATACAGCCAATAAGTTTATTGATACTATGAATATCTGTAATGCATACCTAGGTTCTATCGGTGGTGACTATGATGGTGATATGGTTACCATCAAAGGTGTATTTACTGATGAAGCTAATGTTGAATTACAAAAACAACTTAACTCTAATATCCACTATATTGACTTAGGTTGTAAGTCTGTAGTATCTAATACCAATGAATGTATTCAAGCGTTGTTTGCTTTAACTATGACATTAGATGGTGATAAACTATCTGAACCTAAATTCTAACAAAAGAAATCCCAGTATAGCCATTGACTATACTGGGTATTTTTTATATTCTTCTTATCTTATTACCATTCAATATCCCATTGATTTGGGTTATGGTGGTCTTCTGTACATTAATAGCTTTAAAGTATTCCTTATTGATATACTCAAACTCTTTGCTTCTAGGGTCTAAGATATTCATAAAGTTTCTAAAGATACTTACGAATGTAACTTTAGCTGAATAACGTTGGTGTTTAAGCCATGAAGCAGTCTTAGCTGCTTCATATACTTTCATAAGATAATCAAGTTTATCAAACTTATTATCATTACACTCTCGCCATCCATCGTTTACTGTTTTAGCATAATCTCCTTTACCACAATCAGCGATAAAGTAGATTAGGTCATCTATTCTTGACAATTTAGCCATACACAACATCTCCCACTTTCTAGTTTAAATAGTTATGATATTCGTGTAGTTCACGTTCTCTTTTTCGAATCTAGTTATACCAATAGATTCTAGAGGGAAGTTCTTGATATTAGTATTGATGATTTCAAAGTAATCAGCATAGTCTAATACCCAACTTGGTAAATGCTCGTCAGCAGGTACAGCAACCGCCGCTATCTCTCCCTTGTACGTTTCCCTGTTATTATCAAAGAATTTAATAAGTCTTTCGTATACAGCAGGGTTCGATTGCTGTAATTCACCAATATCTTTCTCTTTAATATTGACTTTAAGGATATCCAAATAGTTTCTACTATCCAAATCAATTGGTTCAGTACCATCATCCCTAATAGCTTCATTATAAGCAATAGCTGCTTTAATACCTTGAATTCTCATAGGGTCTGTATATGAAGATATAGACTTAACCGATACTGGTTTATAGTAGTCTTTCTCACCAGACTTAATGCTATCATGAATATTCTTTTCAATCTTAGCTAGTAAACCAATAACTTCTAATTGGTCTACTTCAGACTTAAGCAATACTTTCTCTCTAAGTATTCCTTGAAGCTCATCTTTAATACTGTCTTTAAATACAGACTTATTGATAGGAAGACCTTTAATATCCATTTGCTTATTCTTAGGTACTATATTACCCTCTTGAAGCTCTTGGATTGTAGCATAGTTCTTCTTAGCTGGTGTAAGTAATGCACGTTTAAATAAGAACTCATTCTTCATGTCAATAAGACATACTTTGTATGGTGTTAAAGTATTATACTGCTCAGCAATAAGATGGAAATGAGACTTAAGAATCTTACTTACGATATAGCATAAGATATTTACACTGGAAATACGTACTGCATCATATCCCTCAGTAATCTTAGTCTCTTCTTCGACTTCTTCGATTTCATCAGTATAGAAGTTGTATAGTTCTTTTCTCTCTTTGGTTACAACTTCTTTTAGGTCATTAATCAAAGTACAATCATGGTCTACTAAGATATTATCTACAAGATGAATCCACTTATCTGTACTAATTACAGAAGAATCTGTATCTGTAAGCAATACTATATCTCTAGTCATAGTGGAGCATCTTTCAAACTTATCAGATACGATGTATCTCATATAGCACCATTCCATAAAGATAGCTGTAAGTTTATTTAAACTTTCAACTATATTCTCTGGTGGTTCATTAGGATTCATGAATGGTTCGTTAATACCACTAAAGATAGTCTTAACTAACTCTTGTACTTTAGGAGAATCTACTACAAGTCTGTATAAGTTATTCTTGTAGTATATCTTATTAAGTACTTCTTGAGATTGATACATTAGAATATTCCAAATGATATCACTATACTTATTGAAATGCTCATCTGTATCATTAACCCATAAGCCACAAGACTCAATAACTTTCTTATAGACTTCTTCTATAGGAATATCTCTATCTAATATCTCTCTGCTATAGATATGAGATGGTTCCTTGATGATTCTATTCAAGAATACTACAGCTTCATCTATATTCTGGAACTTAAGATTATTAGTAAAGATTTGCTCAAATAAACTAATAGCATGAGTAATAAGCATACGTCCTGTAGCTGTAGTGCCAACTGCAACGTATAAGTTATATGATGCTGATGCTGGTGAACCAATATCACCATATGTAGCATTACCATCACGTTTAGCTAGTAACTGTAATAGATTATACTTATTGAATTCATCTGAACCCTTGGGGAATTCAAACATCTTCTTCTTATAAGCTTTACGTTTAGTCACATAAGACTCTAATAGTCTATAGAATGGTGTAAAGCCTTCTTCATGCTGTTTAAATAAACAACCATTAGGAACTAAGATAGGTTTATCAGTTTCTATCTTATTAACCAAATCAGTTAACTGTAAGTCTACCACAATATCCTTGTAGTTATTGTCTATACGTACATCTGGATTACTAAACTTACGTTCAATAGTATCTTCAATAAAGAACTGTATTTCATCTACAGTCAATGTCGGAAACTGCATACGTAGTATAGTAGTCATTTCCTCTTTATATTTCTTAATAGCATTCAAATCTAGTTTCATAGGGTCATACCTCCTGATTAGTTTGGTGTTTTAGTCTCTGTATTTTTGTATTTTATACCACATTACTAGCTAATACTATAACAATACAGTAATCGTGGTTACCTAAACCATATAAATCCAAGAAAAATATTTTTCTTTAAATCAATTCTTAATATTAAGGAGGATTATCTCATGTTTTTTGATGACGAAATTATGTTAGAAGACGCTCCTGTACTTGAAGATACAGCTAAATCCACAGTTGATGCTGTAACTGAATCTTACTTGTACACTGAGCTTGCTAAATTGGATGACGAAGCTCGTAAAGAATTCGTTGAATCCGCTGAAGCTGAAGCTTTGTTGGAAAAAGCTGTTCTTAACAAAAAGACTATGATTCGTTTGTCCCGCCAAGACGATATGGCTCGCCGTGTTAAAATCGCTGCTTACCAATTGGCTAAAGACAAAAAAGATCCATTATGGACTAAATTGGTTCTTAACCGTGTTAAAGAACGTCAACTTATTGCTAAGATCATTCAAAAATACCACAATGCAGCAGTTAAACTTGCTAAAGTTGGTCAACGTGAATACATCAAATCTGCATCCAAAGTTAAAGCTTTGCCTAAAAAATAATTATCCTAATAAAGTATCCACTATAGGGCACTGCTCTATAGTGGGCTTTATTCTGTGACTATAAAAATTAACAACGTTCCTGACATATAAATGTATATTATAGTAGTAGTAATATAATGGTTTATTTTATAAAGGAGGAGCGTTTTTATGAATAACCTAGTAAATTACGGCATCTATGCAGACTATGTAATGGGTAAAGACATAGTCGTAGATGTAGAAAAGATTAATATATATAATTGGGAATCTCACTACCAAAGTATTCTAAATATCTTGAAAGATATGATTGAATCTGAATTAGTGAGAACTAAAAAGATTGGTGTACGAATTGGCGGTAAAGTTATTAAGCTTACATTCGCACACTATATGATTAATATGATCTTCTGGAATATCATCGTTAAAGTCGGTGATACTATTAAACCAGAACACTTATTCTTTGATAATTGTATCCCTGGTAGAACTATCGAGAATTATATTAATAAACTTATCATTGGTCCTTATAGAGAGATTATTCCATTGAAGACTTTGAATCAAGCTATTGCTGATATGATCTTCAATATTAGTTTCGTAGACCAATTTGCACCATTCTTTGTTAATAGTGTAAACTTACATGACGAAGTTATGATGCTTAGAAATATCCCTGACTATAAAGAGCTTATCTATCCTGATTTAGAGAATGTAACTCTATCTGAATCTAAGTCTTATGGTAATAAGTTGATTGATAAGATTCAGGATTATGTAAAGAACTCTAAGAAGTATATTGGATATGATCATATCTATGCTAATGCTTTTAGAGCTAAAGAAACCATCAACCTTAAACAGTTGAGAGAGTTTATGGGATTCATCGGTGCTAAGCCAGATGGTGAGGGTGGTGTATATCCATATATCATTCCTAATAGCTTTATCACTGGTGGTGTAAATAATAACATCGCTTATTTTATTGAGTCTGCTGGTGGACGTATTGCACAAATCCTAGCTAAAGATAACGTTGGTGATGCTGGTTACTTTGCACGTCTTCTTGGTCTATTAGCTCAAGAAAGTTATCTCCACGAAGATAAGAACTATAAGTGTGATACTCAAAACTTAATCCCTATTACATTTGATAGTAAGATCTTCTTCGATAAGTATGTAGATAGATGGTGTCGTTTAGACCCTAAAGGCTTTGATGTACTTATTACCGAAGATAGTTGGAAAGACCTCAAGGGTAAGACTGTATATCTATATAGTCCAGCTACATGTGCATCTGCTGTACATGGTCATGGTATTTGCTATCGTTGCTATGGTAAGTTAGCCCATACTAATAATAATATCAATATCGGTAAATTCGCTGCAGAGCTTATCAGTAGAGAGTTTACTCAAGTGCTATTGTCAGCTAAGCATCTTCTTGAAGTTAAGCTTCAAACTATTGAATGGCCTGATAAATTCAATAAGTACTTTACTATCTTCGATAACCGTATTCTTCCTAAAGAGGAAGTGGACTTATCTAAAGTTAAGATTCGTATCTATAAAGATAGCATCTCTGAAGATACTACAGATGAAGAATATGATTCTATTAGAGAAGAACGTGAAGATACTGATATCTTAAATGAGTATATTGATAAATTTGTAATCATAGATGAAGATGGTGGCGAGGAAATCGATATCGATCATGTATCCAAGTTCTATCTTGGTGATATCTTTGGTAGAATGGTTAACTCTAGTATTCCTGATGATGATAGTGAATACTTCGATGTACGATTACATGTACCTAAAAAGAACGTTAAGCCGTTATTGAACGAAGAGACTCCATTATTCTTTATGCGTATTCAAAATAATGAATTGGCTAAGACAATGGAGCAAGCTCAACGTATTATCAATATTGCAAGTATCACTCCTAAGTTTACATTACCTGAAATCATTACTAAGTTTAATGCTACCATCATTGAGGGTGGTCTTAATGTAATGAGTGTACATACTGAGGTTATCATTGCTAACTTAGTTAGAGCAGTAGATGATATTATGGGTAAACCTGATTGGTCTTATCCTGAAGCTAAGTATCAATTACTTGCATTAAGTACAGCTTTGAGAGAAAATCCATCATTGATTATCTCATTAGCATATGAACGTATTAAAGATACATTGAAGAACCCTAATACATTCTTAAAAGAAACTCCATCTTCTATAGACTACTATTACATGCTTAACCCTCAAGAGTTCTTAAACCAAGAGGCTAGAGATTTATCTATAGATGATACTAAGAAAGAAATCCAAAGCATGTTTGTTAAAGTTGATGATGAAGAATAAAGAAACTATACAGTATGGGAGCTATTCCCATACTGTATTCTCTTTAAAGGAGGTATTATGAGAGCTATAATACGAAATACTTGTATAGTAGTTACTGATTATACTCCAGGTAAAGTACCTGGATTAGAAAAGTACTTTACTATCTTCGATCCTCTGACTCATACTTATAAATACGTAGGAGTTAGGTTCGATGAAGAGAAGAAACTTATGTATCTCCCTAGAGGGGTAGATACTGGGTTTATATCTAGGACTTTAGGTGTAGAAATGGAACGTGAGTACAATAGTGATCCATATGAGCAGACTACTATGACCACTATTAAGTATATGCCTAGAGATGATGTACAAAAAGAAGCTCTAAGATTCATTCTAGCTAAGGGTGAATACATGGCTAATAGTAATAGGACACAGTTATCAGTAAACTTAAACACTGGTGCTGGTAAAACCTATGTAACTATAGCCGCTATGGCATATTGGAATGTAAAGATATGTGTAATTGCCTCAAATAAGGCATGGTTAGAGCAGTGGCAAAACTGTGTAGCCGAATATACTAATACCGACATTAGGGAGGTACTGATAATCACTGGTGCAGCTGCTATACACAAGATTCTTAAAGGATTTACTGATCTATCTAAGTATAAAGCATTCATGGTAACCCATTCTACGCTAAAGAATTTTGGTGAACGATTTGGATGGGACTCTATTGGTGAGCTATTCAAGAAACTTAATGTATATATGAAAGTATTCGATGAGGCTCATCTTAACTTTGAGAATATTGCTAGTATAGACTATGCTACAAATACAAAGAAAACTTTATATCTTACTGCTACACCTATACGGAGTAATAGTGATGAGAATACTATCTATAAGCTATACTTTAAGAATGTACCTAAGATAGACTTGTTTGATGCTGATAATGATCCGCATACAAGATACCATGCTATACTATACAATAGCAGACCGACTCCGCAGATGAGAGCCAACTGTTATAATTACATGTATGGTCTAGACCGTAATAAGTATATGAACTCATTAGTCAATACTGAAGAGTTTAGAAAGATTATGCTTGTTATGATGGATAAGATTCTTCGTATAGGTGGTAAAGTCTTAGTATATATTGGGACTAACCAAGCTATCGAAGAGATCAAAGTCTGGATAGAAGAGAACTATCCAGAGTATTGTGGTGATGTGGGTATATTCACATCCACATATACACAAGCAGAGAAACAAATAGCTTTATCTAAGACTATTATTCTCTCTACAACTAAGTCTGCTGGTGCTGCTTTAGATATACGTGGTCTTAGAGCTACATTTGTCTTAAATGAACCATTTAAGTCTGAAGTATTAGCTAGACAAACCCTAGGTAGAACTAGAAATGATGATACAGACTATATAGAGTTTGTAGATACTGGATTTACATCAACTAGACAGTATTATAGAGCTAAGAAACCTATATTTAAGAAATATGCTTCAGATTGTAAAGAAATACAGCTAGATTTCAATACATTGAATAATAAAGCTGAAGAACTTGAGCTTATACGTGAGAATGTAAAAGCTCAATATGAAGCAAAACGTATGTTTATAGACTATAGAGATACATTTGATATAAATAGTGTATATAAGAAAGATAAAGATAAATAAAGGATTCCGATATAGGCATTGCCTATATCGGATTTTCGTTATCTAAGACTTTTTCAATTGTATACTATATTGGTAATAGTGATTATGTATTTCAATTTATTTATTAATTTTAGGAGGATAAATCCATGAGAACTATTAACTTTGTAAACCACGCTTCCCGTTTCGATGTTGCTGACATTTCCCTTATGACAGGGTTAACAATCAGTGAATTGATGATCAATTCCAGCAAGCACTACATGCAAACATGTAAGGCCGTAATTAAGGAATTGGTATCAAAAGAGCTAGCAAAAGATATTCACAAGAATATTAAAAAGGGTAAGCTTACAAATGTAAGCTCCCTAGGCAAAGCTCTATACGTAGCGGGAGCACTCAGTTCCATGCCATCTAAAGATGTTAAATTGACTATTAAGGACTTACTTGTTAAGTACCTGTCGGCATACTATAATAAAAGAGCCGACAAATATGGTCACATCGAGGATAGCGAAATCGCAAGCTTGTTAGATATCTGTGGCGAAGTTAAAATTAAACTTGAGCCACAAGTAAAGCAAGCAAAGAAAAAAGAAACTAAATCTGAAAATGGAAAGAAAGATAATGTGATCGATAATAATAAAGTTTATAATAAACTTAATAAGATCATCAATCTTAAATCCATCAAAAAAGATGTAGTTTCTGCTATCATTAGTAATACTAATGATAAAGCATTAAAAGCTCTTAAAGCTAAAGCTGATAGTTTAGCTGAAGGGCAACGGTTCTACTATAATAAGAAAGATTCTGATCTTTCTAAAGGCTTAATCTCCTTACAAGGTGTAGGTGAAGATGGTAATAAAGTATTCATTAATATCGAATTACCAAAAGCTAAACAAGAAAAAGTAGAATCCAAAGAAACAGTTGCAACAACTCCAGTAGCTGAAGAAGCTGCTGAAGCTTCTGCATAATCACTATATAAAGACGGGTAACCAATCCCGTCTTTATTTTTTGTCTTCTACAAGGACTTTAACTTATATATGACGGTTAATTTTTCTTGGAGGAAGCACTATGGAAAATTTTGAATCATATACTAAGATAAGCGAGGAAGTATTTGATTTCGGTAATAATCTGATTATGAAGATTACTGTAGCATTCAATACGACTACACTAAGAAACGGTAATACTAAGTTTAGCCCATTACACAATGAGTATACTCTAATCAATAGTGGTAATAAGATAACTACAAATCTTAGGTATAAGTATTACATGTCTTTGACTCAACGTGGTAATAGTAATGTATCTATAGACTTGACTTGGGAGAACTATGATGAGTTCTGTGAGTTAATAGATACTATTCTTGAAGTCTGTGATGTAAATGCAGAGGGTTCACCATTTGATTATGTACGTGGTAAAGATGGTGTATCTTATGACTTAAGATGTAATTCTAATACAGTAAGACCTATGCTTATGAAAGACTATCGTGGAGCATCTTTATACTGTGTACCTGTGGTTATTGATAATAAGAAGACTGGGTCATTCTATGCTGGTGTAAGTTTTGTATTCAATGAATCTTCTGAAGATTCATTCAATGTAACTATAAACCGCATCAAAGGGTTTAAAAGATTCTTATCCACATACAATCCATTATTACATGCTAGTACTATGGCTAAGTATATGGGTACAACTGGTTTACTTGGAACTAATAATATCTCATTATAAACAAAGAAATATCCACTATGAGGAAATTCCTCATAGTGGGATTTTTTCTATTATACGGTGTACATAATTGGTTGATTGCCATTTGCTGGGTTGACATAGTTCTCTTGTAAGAACTGTACAATCTCTTCACGTCTTGACGCTTGTTGCTCAAGAGAAGATAACTTAAGATCGATATTAGCAAATACAGTTTCAATACCATCAAAGTGTTTTAAGTATTCAAATAGCCAAGTTGCTACATCAGCTGTAGCCAATCGTTCAAATGTTTCCATCTTAGTTGGTTCAATAGTCATTAGATTAGATGGGTGTTTAACGAATACACCTAGAGTCATTTGGTCTAGGATATTAGATACTTGTCCTGCCATATTCATAGTTACACGAACCATATTAGGCGGAATGTATTCAACGTATACGTTATTATTAAACAATGATGCAATGTTTGCGTATTGTTGAGACAGCATCATATCATCAAAGCTTAATGCTTTAGCTGACATAACGTATGTACCATATTGCTGTACACCAGTTCTTGTAGTATCCAAGTCTTCCCACATAAGATCTTTAACACCAAGAATCTCATAGTTCTCTGGGATATGTCTATCAAGAAGATAATAGTCTCCACGTTGATCTTCTTTAGTTAACAAGACTCTAATCATATGAGGGAAATATCTACTAAATGTAGATAGTGTATCTGGAATGATTACTTCGCTAGCCCATTTATCTTTAGCTAGGTCAGGTGGTAATCCTAATGGCTTTGTACCTAGACGTCGTTCGATCTTATTAATGACGTCTGTCATTCTATTATATGCCATGCCTATTTGCCTCCTTTAAGGGTTATTTTGGTTATATATCATAATGTTGAGGTGATAGATATTATGCGTATTTCTTATGAAGTGGCCTCTAGATTAATGAGGAAAGTTGCTATTAAAGTTTATCTTAAGTACAACGGGATTATTAATCCATCCCACCCATACACTACATTACACGTTCTAGATACTCCATTACGAGAAGATCCAGATGCATATGCAAATACATCCGTATTTGGTAAGATCAGTGTAAGTTTACCAACCATATTCAAATATGGTGAAGATGAAGATACTATAGAACGGTATATAACTAGAGTCACTGAGATTACTTTACATGAGTTATCTCACTGTGAACAAGCTCTAGACATTTATCAATTACATTTCCAAAATAGATTAGTTGATAAATGTGAAGCAGAGAATGAGTATAGAACTGGTACATTTATGCTTAATAGGTTAGATGAGTTAACTAAACTATTAGGCTACCAAATAGATGTAGACTTTATAAAGACTTATTATGTAGACGAGTATTCTGATCATAAGAACTTTGTCTACAGAAATCCTACTACATACCCTATATATTTAAACTATGTAATGCTAGGTGATATGACTAATATCCCTAGAGACTGTGATCTCTATACAGGGTTAAAAGAATTTGGTGATTTACCAGTAAGACGTAATGGTATATATATACCATCACATAAACTCTTTGAGTATTATGGCGAAGTATACGATAATTATTGGCCTATGGGTTGGAGATTTGTAACTCCAAATAAGATAGCTTTGATAGTAAAACCTAGGTAGAGTCATTGACTCTACCTAGATTCTCTTTTATTTTTTCTTAGAAGTTCTTTTCAGCGTAGTTTCTGATTTCTTTTAAGATATAGTCTTCTGGTTTCATAACCAATGTAGAACCGTCTTGGTTAAACATTTGGATTGTACCCTCTTTGGTAACAGCGATGTTATCATAAGAGCTAATACCAAATGCTTCTGCCATGATATCTAAGTTAGCTGATTCAGTTTTGATGAAGTCTTTAACTTGTGGGCAGTTAGTAATAGGGATAATAGAACCTTGATAAGATTCTTCTACTACAACTTGGTTGCTATTAATAGAAGCTGTATCTACATCAGCAGATTCAGTAATAAGCTTTTCTACGTAAGCTACTTTATGGGAAGGATAGATTACTCGGTCCCAAGTGATAACTTTAATATTTTTTACATAAGACTTACCACCATTAACTTGCATAGTACCTAAAGCACGTAAACTGAAAGATGGTTTTTCACCATCCATCAAGTCTCTATTAAAGTAATCACCGTATTGGTTATTAGTACCAGTAACGTGAGCTTTAATAAGATTACCTTCGTTCCAAAGTTTAAGATATTTACAGCAAACTAATACTGGATCGATAGTTTGTTGACGAGACAACTCTTGGCTCATAGGGTGACCCAATTCACCTTTAAGATTACCAGTTTCAAGAAGCTCCATAGCACGACTAGCACGCAATTCTGGCAATAAGTCATTAGGTAAGTAAATACGTCTATTACGGTTTTGTACTCCTAAGTCTTGTAAAATGGTTTGAGCAATGATCTTACCATTATTCTCAGACACAATTTCAGAAGATGCGACTGCCATAGGAGCTTCGTGGATAATGTATGGGATGTTTTTAATGGACATCTATATAGTACCTCCGATTCTTCTTATGGGATTAAAATTAACTATATGTTTCCCTTATAAGTGCGTTCTGGGTAAATTAAATAGAGAACCTATATATAATCATCAATTATTCATAGAAAGTGAGGGTAAAACGTAAAAATGCTAAGACGATTAAGACAACGTAAAGCATACTTAGAAAGTAAGCGTAATCCTAGTGGGGTTGTTATGGCTTATGCTTATGAAAAAGCAAGACGCAATCCTACAGAGGAAAATTTGAAAATTGCAATCGAGAACCATTTAAACTTGGATGCTAACTTGGATGAATCAGTAGTTAAGTCTGTTGGTTTATATCTTGATGCATTGCAAGTCAATAACCCTGTACATGTAAAGAAATACTTTGGCCGAGTATTAGAAGGTGTACGTCGAGTACAAGATCCTGAACGTATCCGTAGAGGTATGAAGAATATTCTTGCTAATCAAACAGATACAATCAATGAAAGTACTGAACTTACTAAGCACCAAAAGAATGCTTATATCCATGCAGTGGAAAAGATTCTTAACGAGGCCAATGCTCTATGTACTTATGACCGAGTTATTAAGAATCATACAATGATCAATAAACGTTTCAATACAGATAAGCTTATCTCTGAGAATGTATTCAATGAAGTACAATCTAAAGTATATGCTATTAAGTTTGCTGAGCTGATTGATACTTACAAACTTCCTATCGAAGATAAGTATAAGATTACTCTAGAAAACTATTTCTATCTATTAGATAAGTATAACTGTGATTATGATAGATATGCAGTACTAGAAGCTATTACTGGATACTTCTTCGTTAGAGATACTGATAATGTGTTACAAGAAAGCTTTAGAAAGATTATCAAGCATTCTTCTGTAGTTACTGAGGCTACTGAAGAAGATACTAATCATATTGATAAAGATTTCTACGACGATGGTGGTAAGTTACTCCGTAGTAATGTAATCCGTACTTGGAGAGCATTAAAACTAGATAGCGATACTGGTTTCAAATATAAAGAGTTTATCATTAACTCCACTAAACCAGAAGAGTTTGCTTTAATCTTATCCAAGAGCCTAGTTCTATCTGACTATATTCGTAAAGAAATCTTTGATCTTGTAGTAACTAAAATCTCTTCATTCCAAGAAGGATATGATAATAATCAATTAGTAGCTATCTTCAAAGGCTATGTAGAAGAATTAGAACGCCGTGATATGAAAGAATATCTTTACGTATTAGGTGAACTATACTATGCTTTGGAATGTGATATCAAAGGTATCTTTACTAACCCTAGTAAAGAGAATCTTGATACAGTAGAAAAAGTACATATGGAAATGAGTTTCTTAGATACAGTTAAATCCATTGGTGTGAAACTAGATAAGAAACTTACTGAGTTATCTGATAATGAAAAGATGGCTAGCCGTACTTTCGATGCCGCAGTTAAGAATTTGACTTCTGCTGTAACTAAAGATACAGAAGATAATGCTAGGGAAGAAGTTATTGCTGATAAGTTTATCCCTAAAGCTTCTACTATTATTAAACTTGCTATCACCACTGGTGTACTCTATATGGTTGCTCCGACTTTATCTGTAATTGGTTTATTCGGATGGTGGGTAACTAGACGTCAAGCTTCTGCTGATGAACGTAGAAAACTTATGGATGAACTAGAAATAGAAATCAATATGTGTAACCGATATCTTAAAGATGCCGAAGAAAAGAACCAATTAGAGAAAATTCGTAATCTTATGAAAATTAAACAAAAACTTATCCGTGAAAAAGAAAAGCTTGGATATACTATGGTAGTGAAACATGGTGAAGCTATTAGTAAATCTAAAGACGAGGATGATTAATAATGAGCTTGTTTAAATCAGAGATAGATCATCCATTATTTTTTAGTGATGATGATATATATGTAAACTTTGATAGATTTGACCGTGGTAAAGGATTCAATGTATGTTTTATACTAGGCTATCCAGCATCTGGTAAAACTACATTATCATTCAAATTAGCTAAAAAGCATAATGCTGAATTACTAAACTTAGACGCTATAGTTTATCCACAAGATGCTGATTGGCTAGTTGATTATTGTAAGAAACACTATAAGACTTTTTATGAGTTTATTAAAAAGAATCCTGCATACCTAAAGTTCATTAATACCTATTCAAGAGTATTTGCTGATGGAGAAGACCCTATGACTCCAGAAAAGAAACAGCTTACTATTGAACGTAGAAGATGGATTATTAAGATAATTGAATTCTGTGTCTCTAGACTACATAAGATAGTCATAGAAGGTGTAGATTTGTATCCTATATTTACAGTATACCCTGAGCTATGTGAATATCCTATAATTATTAAGGGTACTAGTAAACTTACATCAATGCTTAGATATGTAAAACGGGACCTTGATTCTGGGAGAATACAAAATGTATTAGACTTAATAGAATGGTATGGTCAACAATCGACAAAGCTAAATGATTTTAGAATACATATGAAAGTTTTTATGAAAGGATAATATATGGGATTCCTTGACGAACTAACTAATTCTATTATCCTTGAAGCAGAGGATAATAAGAAGAAAAAAGATACCCCTGCTGAAGATGATGATACAATGGAACCAGATGTTCCTGAAGATGGAGATGAAGTTCCTGAAGATGATGATACTCAAGAAGAACCACCAGCAGAAGATACAGCTGACGACGACACTACCGATGATGACGTTGAACCTGATGAGGGAGACGATGATGTACCTACTGATGACGATGATACTGATACCGGTGATGGTGGTACAGATGACGAGCCTGCTGGTGATGATACACCAGAAGATGACGGAGTAGATCCAGACGAAGGTGACGATGTTCCTACTGAGGATGATGAGGCACCTGCAGATTCCGCTGATGATGATGGAGACACTGGTGACGATATCGAACCAGATACATCAGAAGATGGTGAAGACGTACCAACTGAAGATGGAGACGATGCTCCAGATGCTGGTACTGACGATACCGATGATGACGGTGGCGATGGTGACGATATTGAACCAGATACTGGCGAGGATGGAGATGACATTCCGTCCGAAGATGGAGATGATGTACCTGATGCAGGAGGAGATGATGGTGGAGACACTGATGACTCTGGAGATGGTACAGGTGATACTGGTACTGATGATGGTAGTACTGGTGGAGACCCTAAACTAGATACTGATATCAAAGCCATTGAAGATAATCTTTTCAACAATCTAAAACCAGAACAGAAAAATATAGCAATAAAAGAACTTAAGACTAGATGGATGGATTTGTATGATCAAATCAATCGGTTTATTACTAAGATCGATTACATTGCTAAGACTCCAGACAATATCAATATAGTACTACGTGTGACTAAACTTACGCAACAATTACGTGATACAGTTGAACACTATATCATTAATACGTTTGCGACTAAGTCTTATATTGAGAATAAGTCTGAACTATTTTACTCGCTGCTTATATTAGATAGACTTGTCAAACTACTTGCCACTACAGTTAAAGAAGACGATACAGAAAAAACTGAGTGACCAGTCTGCCCTGTTTAGCTAATATAACAATATATTAAAATGCGCTAATTTGAGCATTAATGTTTAAATTAAACTATCCTGAAAGGAGACTACAAATATGCCAGTTGTAGGTAATCAATCTAGCGATGTTGTATCCAGCCGCTCTTTCCATAAAGGTTCTGAATACGAATTCGCTAATGCCATTGTAGAAATGGCGGAAAACATTGCAAGCGAAACTCAAACAGACTTCTTTACTGAGTCTGCTCGTTTGATGCGTAATAAGGACGCTGCTCGTGCCCTTAAAAACTTCTTCGTAAATGAATCTGCTGATGCAGACGAATTTGCTGACAACCCAGCAGGTCTTCGTGATCACGAAATGATGATGGAACAACTTTTCGAAAACGACCGTCAAGGTATCTTGGAATATGCTTCCATCGGTTCTTACAACCCTGTAATGGGTCTTGTGTTACCTTTACACAAAAATATGATGATGAATAACGTTTTCGATAAAGGCGTTATTCCTAAAGCTGTAGCTAAAACTCCTAAGTTCACTTTGAGCATGGAAGTGCGCAAAATGATCGGTGTTGATGGTACTGAAATCGATATGTTCACAGAACAAAATCGTATTTTCGAATTGATGGAATCTTCTGCTCCTACACGTCGTGTATTCGTAGAAGTTAACCCAACTAAACCTATCATCCCTGGTGGTGCTGACGAAAAAGCTATGCGTGAATCCTTGAACTTGGCTCTTTATGGTGCTAAAGATGGTTTCAACAAAGCTTATGATGCATACTCCATTACTACAGCTATCACTGGTATCGTAATCGACGGTACTAACGCTCATGATGGCGATGCTATCGTAGTTGACTCCAAAGCTGTAAATGCTGCTGGTGAAACTTACAAAACTGTAGGCGTTAAAACTGCAACTAATACTGGTGACTTGGTAATCGCTATTAGCCCTCGTCGTTTCGAACCTGGCTATGGTGAATTGGACCGTCAAATCACTACTAAATTCAACTTCGTAAAACCTGGTACTACAGACGTAGTTGAAGGTTACATCACTGGTTACACTAAAAACAATCAATTCATGATTTCCTGTGTTGGTTCTGCTGACATCAAAGGTGTAATCATCGATTCCAAACGTGACACTTCCAACGCTATGATCGATACTCCATCCGTACGTTGGGATGCTGTAACTCAAATCGTAGAAATCCCTAATGCTAACCCTATCAACGTTCCTATTTCTCCTGAAGAAGTAAAAGACGTTCAAGCATTATACAACGTTGACCAATTGTCCAAAACTCTTGGCTTGATCAAAGACGTATTGGGTAACTACAAAGATGACAAAATCCGTAAAGAATTGGACTTGTCTTTCAAAACTATGCCTGCAGCTAACAAACTTGCAGCTACATTCGACTTCTGCCCACCAGACACTTATAACATGGATCCAGTAAACTGGAGACGTACAATGTTCATGGACCAATTAGATATGTATGTAACTACATTGCTCCAAGTATTGAACGATCCTAACGTAACTGTTTCTGTTATCGGTGCTCCTGCATTGATTCGTCGTATTACTCCAGTAGAATACACTTACCAATCCCCATCCAGCATTGGTCCTGTAGAATTGGATTACAAACGTACAGTTGTAACTTCCGACAAACGTGTTTACAACTTCGTTTCTTCCGATAAACTTCGTAACGATTCCAACTTGATTATCGTATTGAACCCTCGTAACACTGACCGTGTTATCTACACTATTTACGATTATCAATTGTACTTATCCAACGAAATCCGTAACAAACAAAACTACGCTCTCCCAGCTGTACATGCGTTTGAACGTTTCCACTTCTTCTCCTATCAACCAGTACAAGGTCGTCTTCGTATCTTGAACGCTTCCGGTCTTCGTGATACAGTTCAAAATACTAAACCTGTAACTAAAGATTACAACGAACGTTACGACATGAACGATCATGGCTTCTATGATTCCATCCGTCATGACGGCACTAAAGTTGTATCCCCAACTGGTTACCCTTACCCTGTAAAATACGACTTGGCTTCCAACCCTCATACATACTCTGTAGAAGCTGAATTGACTCCAGCAGCTCAAGCAGCTAAAGCAGAATTGGATGCTATGCGTGCAGCAGGTGTAACTTCTAAAGTTGAACCATTCGAATTGGATCGTGTAGTTCGTGAATCTGAAAGATAATATCCACATTCAGTAATACTATGCTGATGGTGAATTAGTATAGCATTCGTGGTTTTATTGAAAAGAGCAGGCCTATAGACTGAGTGTCTATAGGCTCACTCTTTGTTTTCACAAGGGGATAAGAATGGATAAAGCAAAAACAAATTATGATTTTAATGATCTCTTAACTATAATTGATTCGTTAAAACAAGATGCTGATCCTGATGTCCTTCGAAACTTTGCATATGAATTAAACATGTTCTTCAGAGATGTCAAATGTGAGGGTGTCTTATACACTAATAACACAGACTTAGACTTCTTTGGTGTGTACGTACAACCAGTCTTAAAAGAAAAGGATGTATATCCTTTACTTATATCTGATTATACTACTACTATTGAGAAGTACTACGTTGAATTGGACTCTAAACTATTTAATCCATTGCTAGGTTTGACTAATAGAGATATCCTTGCTATTATTCTACATGATATAGGTTCAATGATTAACTCATCTGGTCCAATAGACCGTGCTGTAAAAGAGATTGATTTATATCTTGATACTACAAATGATGTACTACGTACTACAGACAATGTAAACTACGTAGCTATTCTTACATTTGGTTTGAAAGACTTATTACATAAATTAACCTCAATCTTCACGGCGGACTTGACTAGCAACGTTGCTATTGATGACTTTATTATGTCTTGTGGGTTCATTAACGAACTTAATAGTGCTATTAGTAAACTCAAAAAGTTTGGCTACTTAAACATGTTCTCCGAAGGTGGTTCTCCTTCTGCGATTATTGCATGGACAATCCGGATCTACAATGATATCAAAGGTCAACGTATCCGTACTATACGTTTACTACGTAAAGCTGCTTCTTACACTCCAGTACGTTTAGTTAAACGTGAAATGAATCATATGATTACTGCGTTATCTAGAATTGATGATTCTTCTATCTTAGAATCTGTATTTGACGACGTTAAAATGAAATACCAAAGTATGACCAAGAAATTCACAATGTCTTCTATTAAAGACATTGAGGAAGACTATTATGATTATGCTGTCACTCTTCAAAACGTTAATGACGAGGACGATGCTCTATTACTCTTGCATAAAATTAATAGTCGTATGAGCGTTATCGATGGTGTATTAAACGATGACAACCCTCAAATCACTGATAGAGAACGTAAAGCATTCGTTGATTTGTATCAACGTTATAACCAATTACGTAATGACGTTGTAGCTAAGAAAGTATACAAACGTAACTATAGACGTATTTATGTAAACTACGGTGAAGACTAACTAAGAAAATAA